ATTATAGATGTCAGTATCATGGGTGAGTGTTGTGAATCACAATATCCAAAATACAACAAATGTTACTTCTCTGGAGAATGGGATGACCCATTAGGATTTGAAGAATACAATGTGATTAAAGGAACAATGGGTGTACCAGTAAGAGAGTGGATAGACCCAAGTCATTCTAAAGTGACTATGCATGGAAAGGGTAATGGGAATGTAGGTATCCTAGAAATGCAAGCAATAGGAATAGAGGATGACTATAAGATTTCAAAGATAGGTGGCCCTCCAGAGGATTACCATCTATTTGAGAATTGGTTCGCAGGTACTACTGCAGCTGCAATGGCATCTATGAACCATGACTACGATAATGTAGTCTTTGTCGGATTTGATTCTATTTGGAATTACGATTCGACTAAATATAATAACATCTATGCTGGAACTCGATGTTATGGGACAGAAGACGACCCAGAGAACAACAGACTTGTTGAGACTGGTGACCAAGGTTGGATATCCCAGACAGAACAACTAAAGATTTTAGTTGACAGATTCCAAAACATAGACTATTATATAATGAAGGACGAATTAAGTATATCTCCATTGGAAGGATACTTAGTTTGAATACAATAATAAAATGCAATACAATGCTAATACGAGGATAAAATTATGTCATTTCAAGACTTAAAAAAATCTAGAGGTGGATTCGACACCTTACAGAAATCACTAGAACAAACATCTAGTGGAACTGAAACTAAATCATACAATGATGACCGATACTGGAAAATCGACTTAGATAAGACTGGTAATGGTTATGCAGTTGTAAGATTCTTACCAGCATCACAGAACGAGGATATGCCTTGGGTTCAATACTTTGACCATGGTTTCCAAGGGCCAGGTGGATGGTACATTGAGAAGTCTTTAACGACTCTTAATGAGAAAGACCCAGTATCAGAACACAATACTGAATTGTGGAACTCTGGTCTTGAGTCAAACAAGGATATAGCAAGGAAACAGAAAAGAAGGTTGCACTATGTGTCAAACATTCTTGTAGTTTCTGACCCTACACATCCAGAGAATGAAGGTAAAGTATTCCTATTTAGATATGGGAAGAAAATCTTCGAAATGTTGAAAGACAAAATGCAACCACAGTTTCAAGATGAAACACCAGTAAATCCTTTTGATTTATGGGAAGGTGCAGACTTTAAAATCAAAGTTCGTAAAGTAGATGGATACTGGAACTATGATAAATCAGAGTTTGCAACTCCAAAACCATTATCAGATGATGAGGCACGAATGGAAGCAGTCTGGAATAGTCAACATTCATTAAAAGATGTTATTGGTGCAGACCAGTTTAAATCTTACGATGAACTGAAACAAAAACTCGACAGAGTTTTAGGAATGACAGCATCTACATCAACTGCAGCTTCGGTTGCATCTGATATGGACGATGTTGCATATCCAAGTCCAGAACCAACAGTTGCAGAACCTACTACTGTATCAACAGATGTAGAGGAAGATGAGACACTCTCATATTTCCAAAAACTTGCAAATGATGTGTAAGGATTGTCAATTCTAATCTATTTGAATTATAAATATACTATGCAGTAATAGAATTGACTTAGGGGGCTGAGTAACCACTTGACTCAGAGAATGTACCAAGTAGGCTGGTTGAGGTTTGGGTACATACATCGTGGTAAGATATCAAATGCGGCAGTGTGATATCGGTTAGGTAGCGGGTCTACAAAGAGGGGCTAATCTAACAACTTTATATTATGGAAAATTCTTATGACAAAGCAATGGCATGGTGGGAAGGGTTCAAAACAACGCCCATCAGAAGGTACAGTCTATCAAGACAATTGGGAAAAGATATTTGGTAAGAAAGAACCAAAGGTAAAGTCACATAAGAAAACACCTAAACATGGACTGACTCAAGTCCACAAAGATAAAACTAAAACTATTCCAAGAAAAGAAAAGTATTCTACCCTAGACTAGGGTAATGAAGTGCAGAATGCCTCATCATTTGTGAACCAGTTGCATTGAATCTTTTTATATTATTACTAACTCTATTACTTACTTGAGGTGCAACAACAACATTGTTATTTTGTGCTTGAGGTTGGGTAGTACTAGTTGGTGATACATCGGTTGCAGTTACATTTGCATTGAAGTTTAAATCCACATTTTTCATGTCCTTAAGTGCTTCTGTAATTTTCTCAAGATGTTCAACTTTTTTGTCTGTTATACTACCTAGTCCTTTACCTATTTGTAGAATACCATCACCTACCATACCTAACTTTGTACCAAGGTCAGCAGCTAACTGTAATTGAGACAGTTTTTTGAGTTCACCAGAGAAGTCTTCACCAGTCCATCCACGAATTAAATCACCACTAAAGAGACGACCATTCTCACCATCTGGTAGTTTTGGGAATTCAAATCCTTTTAATGCAGTTTTTAGATTAGTAATATTATTGATTTTTTCAGACATGTCACCAGCATATGAACCTAGTGCTTCTGATAATTCTGTTAGTGGATGGTCAGAAAGTGCTTGTGCTATAATACCACGACCACCACTTATATCCATTAATTCATCTATATCTCCACTTATACTTGCAAGTTGTTGAATGTTTTGTTTGATTCTAGGGACATTCATGGTTTCAAATGGTAGAATAGAAGTTGCAAATTCACCTAGTCCTTTACCAATTACAACTAAAGTACCAATCAATGCCATAACAGCTATTGCACCAACACCCATAATCAATGCACCAACACCAGTAGTCACAATTGCACCAAGAACTCCCATTAGAGTTGCAAGACCTAACATACTACCAAGAACTTTGAGCATGTTAACTTTACCAAACTCTTTCATTCCTTCGAATGCACCCATCTTTTGACCTAATGCAAATGAACCAAAAATACCAGTAAGACCAACACCTAGTGCAAGACCACCAACTGCTAATGCACCAGAAAATTTAAACGCTGCAGTTGCAAATGCACTCATACCAACAGCAGCTGCAGATAATCCAGCACCAGCAGCCACACCAGTTGCAGCTGCAACTCCTAAGAAAATTGATGCAGCTCTGAATGAACCACCACCTTGAGAATCTTCACCTTCTGGAGCATCGTCTGGTGCAGACGCAGCTGTTGTACCACTTTGAACCATAGTCTGTTTGACTTGGTTTCTAGCAATTTTTTCTTGTCTCTTATCATTTCTTATTGCAAGTTGCAAGTTCGTTTTGTCAATCTTATCTTGTTTTTTTCTATCAAAGATATTTCTTTTTATAGACATTGCAATTCTAATTGCTATTGCAGATGCTTGCCTACCAATGAAGTTTAAGAGTGTTCCTAATAATGGTATTTGTTGCAAGAAACCACCAACAGGCCCAAGGAATGTCAATACTTTATCAAGGTCACCAGATAAATCTTGACCTACTGATTTGAATATTTCACCTTGAGTTAATTTACCACCTTCTTCAACAGATTTTTTCAAGTCATCAAATTTACCACCAAAGATTTTTACTGTAGCTCTTTCGAAACCAGTTAGGTTTCTACCAAACTTTTGTTGTTCTTCGAGTTGTTTCTTTTCAATAATTAATCTTTCATATTCGGTATTACGAGTGAGGTCTTGATTAGTTTCTTTTGCAGTAGACTCCATTGCTTCTATTTTTGCATTAGTAGCTGCAAGTGCATCGGTTGTCATTGCAATTTGTTTAGCTGTTTGTTTACTAAAACCAAAGTTCTGTTCTAACATACCTTGATTTTTTGCCATAGTTTTGACAGCATCAGATAAACCTTCTTGATTATCGATGTTCTTTTCGAACGCTTCTCTTGCCTTTTCTGAACCCTTAGTAGACTCTGCACGAGACTTTCTAAGTTCAGTAATGACTTTTTGTGCTATAGAGTTTTGCTCTTTTGCACTTAATCCTTTATCTTCGTCTGCCATAATACTATTTATCTATTTGTCGTTGTTAGTGGAGTGTTCTTTTGCAGCTGAGTTGACATATAGTCCAAACCAAGCAGCTCCTGCTCCAACTAGAATACTGATAAGACCAGATTGTTCCATTGTTGGTGCTTCTAATCCTATGAACCACATTACTACATAGTATATTAAGAATATGTATACACTTAAGAATGCACGAGGCCATATTCTCCAACTATCTACTGCTCTTGCAGCGAATATCCATTTTTGCCATGGATTAGTCTTATCATCATGTGTTAACTCAAATATTTGTTGTTTGAGGTCATTGTTTTCGGTAACCATTTCCATAAACTTACTTAAGTCTATTTCAACTTCATTACGACTCATGTCACCACTGAATCTTTCTCTATTCTCAGACATTATACTCTCCTATTCTATCTGTTATCTGTTCTGTTGTTGTTTCATCTTCAATTCTTCATCTTCAAGATGAGACACTAGTAGAGAGACATATATCTCCCTTTCCCAAGGATGCATATCATCCAGTTCGGTCAATGACCAATTGTGGTGTTGAATTAAACCAAAGTTTGTCTGAATGTAATTTGCAAGTGTTTCATGAGAAAGGGCTAGACGAAAAAATTCTGAATTCCTTCTAGTTTTACCTCATTATGAGTACTACATTTACTACATTCAAACTCCACATTCTTTACCAGTTTTGGTAGTTCATTAAACCATTCCATCACATTATTGAATTGTTCAGTTGACAATTCGTTCATAAAATCATCTAATTCTTTTTCAGTAAAGTCACTTCTATTTTGAACTTCATCTTCTGTAAATACAGAGTCGATGGACATTGCAAGAATAGTAAATAAATCATTTGTACTGATTGTTGCTACATCCTCTACAATACCTTGCACCTCATTGAAGTTTGGAACTTTCAAAGTGATACCTATAGTGTCAGTTAACATTACTTTGTTATCCTTAACTTCACCTTCTACTTGAATAGAATTCAAGTCTACTTTTACAGGTGTTATTCCATCACATTCTGGTTGGTCTTTACATCCCAACTGAATAGTAGTTTCTTCACCAACAGATTTAATCCTAATTTGCATAAACAAATATTCTAAATCTGTGTTTGATAGATGTCTAACTGAATCTCCAGATTCACTTAAACCACTACAACTTTCAACTAAGTTGATAACTGTATGTGCTATCGTTTTATTTTCACCATCCTCTAGTGCTTGAAGTAGTACCTTCTGTTCACCTACAGTGAAAGGTCGGTACTTTGCTTCAATACCAGATACAGGTAGTTTACAAAAATACTCTACAGTATTTAATTTAGGTAATGCCATAATATACTCCTATTGATTATCCGAAGATTTTGTCTTCAATTTTACCTTTAATTTTATTTGAGAATTTACTTAAATGTTTATCCATGAAACCCATAAACAGGTTAGATGGTTTAGAATTAGTAAACTCTCCATGCCAGTATCTATATCGAAACTGTGCATTAAATTTTGTTATATCTCCATTTTCATTTCCAAGATTAACTACACCTAGTTGTACAGGAAATGCATCGGTCATGACACACCTATAGTTAACATTATCTTGTTTGTCTAATGCCTCAACCATGATAATACCAGTGTAATCATCATGAAATCTACTATGGAAATTACCTTCTGCATTTCCATTTATAGTAGACATCCACAATTCAATTAATTCTCTATCTTCAAAACTATTATCTAGTAAGAATGAACAATCAAATGCATCATATTGTGGTTTATGTGGTATTGCTCTCTTAGGGCCATATTCTGATTCTTCTACTGTAAAGAAACCTTTGCCAGGCAATGTTGCAGATTCACATTTAATACCTCTGATACTAAGACCACCATTCTTTGCACCAGTACCAAACATTGCAACATTGTATCTATTACCTCGTTGTAAATTATCTATTTGTGCCTTAAATCTTTCTAATTTCATGCCATTTTTTTCCTACTTTCTTTCCAAACTGCATCCATACTTGATTTCTTGAATGACTCTGTTGGTAAAAATATTGCAATTTCCCAATCTGCACTATCTACCTTTGCAAATGTACTTCTTACATGTGAAGATAGATAATGTTTGTAACATGCTTTATAAAATGGTTTACCTCTTATTTGTTTAAGTAAATCATATGTCAATCTAAATCTTGTTGTCTCATCATATTTATCATTATTTGTTGTATCATATAATGCATCTAAAAACTGAGCTCGTAATGAGTGAGGTAAATAATGCAGATTCAATCCATAAAATCCACCTTTAGCAGGTTCTACTGGTATACACAAGGGAAACCTATCATAATAAGGTAAGGTTTTTTTGTGTTTTGGGTCGTACATATACATGTACATATCACCAAAGATTTGTCTTTTTCGTTGAGTTGCATCCCTCAGTAGTTCTTGTCTACTTACACCTTTAATTGTGGATACTCGTTGTTTGAACCATCTCATGGACTCTTTAGTCCTTGCTTGGATACCACCACGAAAAGCTTCTCGTTCTAATTTATCAAATAGTTTACCTGCCATATATGTATTTATACCACATTGACAAGTAGGTACATTTTTTTGTATAATATATGTATAGAGTGAGTTAACAAAGGAGAAAATGAGATACCACGAAAACTACCAAGAAATCGAAAAGAATTTTAACAAGGTTGTTAAGACTGATAGCACTGTAGAGTTCATCTACAAAGGGTTTATCTTACATAGAAAGAGAGACGCTGGTTGGGGTTATACTTACTACGATATACACAATGAGTTCAATCCAATGTTTGCACAATCTCAAATCAAAGGCCCTAAATTGTGGGGTGATGATATGAAAGATGCAAAAAGAGCTGTTGATGAGTTAATTCAACTTGCATGTGGTGAAAGAAGTGACTACAGTTTAATACAAGATTTTGACTTCGATTTAGTAGAAAGAATTTGGGGATAATATTTTAATAAGTGAGGTATGAGGAAAAATGACATAGAATAAAGTAACGGCGAGTTAGTCTCTAGATGTCGAAAGAGACACGACCCCACCTTGGGTAGATATTGAAGGTTCGCAACCTTCCCCAGAGGTGGGTTTTAAAAACCCAGAATGAAACATAAGAACCCTCTGGGTTTTTTATTATATAATAGACAATACTACATATATCAATAAGGATACAGTTCCAAGAAAACTTGCACCAAGAATCAATCCAGTAATAAAGATATTCATAGGTGTAGGGTCAAAGTCTTCCTTAGTACCCAATCCCAATAATAGTTTTAATATAATCATTTCGGTACTAAGTGGTCTTCTGTTAATATTCTAAATTTATATCCTCTATCCAGACAATACTCTCTAGCTGCATCCCATTTACATTCATTGATTGCATAAGTTCTTGCCTCACGAAGATACTTACCATAGTGTTTACCTTTCTTACTAGGTCGTTTACATTGTGACTTAGGTTTGACCTCTATTATCTCTTGAATCATCTTACCATCATATTGTTTGTATTTAATCCAGAAGTCTGGGTAATATCGATGGACTTTATTGTCAATAGAACGATAAGGTATCACAATCTCTTCACTACTCCATTCTAGAATAGAATCATTCTTATCACAATACTTCATAAACCTCAATTCCCACATAGAACGATATATGACTTTTGTGGGGTCACCTTTATACTTTTTATATTGTTTTGGTTTGAATCTTCCCTTGTAACTCATATAAATACCTTATACATAACTAAATCTATAGAGAGTATTTATATGAATTTTTTCAAATCATTAAAAGCAAAATTGTTGGGTTCAATCAAAGAAGACCTCAACTCAGCTTTAGGCAGTCGAAGAGTATCTTTTAATTCAAAAATATCTGGTGCATTAGATGACCTAATTGCAATGAAGACTGGTATTAATATATCAAATGTCCCACAAAGTATATCAGAAGAAGCATTACTAAGTGCAGAAGATAGAAAATCAGCAGAAGCTGATATTGAAAACAGGGCAGCTGCTATGGGTAGAGTTACTCCAAAACAACATGAAATACTCAAATTTCCTAAGTCAGATACTAGATTTGTAGATAATTGGATTATTTTTAGAACTATTAAAAGACCCATTTCAGATTTAGGTGCAACACCATCAAGTGGTGCATTTAATAATTCAGATTATGGTGTCATTTCAACTAAATTAGGAGAGGGTGTTTCAGGCCCTCCATCACC